CGCGTACCAATGCGGCGCCCACCCTGTTGCAACTAACAGTTCGGCTAGTTGCCGGCGGTAGGTGCCGCTTGGGTAGGGTTTTGGGCCTCTTGATCTACAACCTCGACGTTGGTTACTTGTTTGCAGTACGTGTCAAATTCTGACGGCACAATAATTTTGGATTGTTTGCTTGCTTCCCACGCCAAAAATAAAAGGTCCTCAACACCAATGCCGTTTGCCATGTCGGCGGCTTTGCGTTTAAAACGGCGTTCCCATAGCACAATTGTAAAAAGGTTTGTGCTTACTTGGTACGTGCCTTCGTGGTTGGTTACTTCAAGGGTTAATTGCATGTGTGCCTTCTTTCGTGTCGGGCCGATTGTTCGGCGCTAATTATGCAACGCTGTAGGTGCCGCCAACAAACGTAATATCAATTGTGCTGAGCTCTCCCAGCGTGGCGTTCACGACTGGCATCTCAAGCAACGCGCAATTGGTTAGGGTAAAGAGCTCCCCACCGCCGTCAACGATTACGTCAATGTCGCTATTGCCAACAAGCGCTGCAAGTGTCGCGTATGTTTCTGACGCTGCGTAAGACATGTAAAGCGACAATGTGACTTCGTGATTGCCCAAGCCCGCTTGGAAGGACCTGCTTGTTTGGCCGAACGTCGTATTTTCCAAATTGTCGAAACGGTGAAGGAAAGTCGCGGCTGTACATTGATTGGTGAGCGAAATTCCGTTGACGGAAACGCCTGGATTGCTTAGGTATGTGCTTGCGGCCATTGGTGTTACTCCTTGTGTGTTGCTCTCTTATTTTTAGCACCTTTTTTTGGTGCCGGTGTGGATACTTCCTCGGTTACTTCCTTGGTCGCTTCGTCTTGGACTTCCTCAATAAACCCGCCCCAAATAAGTGCAGGCACGTTTAGGCCAGGTCGTACAACAAATTCTTGGCCTACTACACCAACGCGGGGGCTTTTAATAATGTACATAGGCACCTAACTTGTTTGGGCTTGCATTTCAATAGTGAGATCATAGGCCGAAAGTTCGCTGCCGCCGATAACCGCAATAGTTGGGCGTCCGTCAACAACTGCCACGTTTTTAGTTAGCACTTTGGCGACCATGTTCATAAGTGACCGCTGGGCGTCAAGGTTGCCCGGTCCCAATGTAATTAGGCGCACGGGGAAGCTGATCTTGACAATGTTGTAGTTCCATGCCACGAAACTAGGGGCGTCAATGAAAGCGCACGGCGGGTTGAGCGAGCGCGGGTCATTTGTGACGGTTAGGCCCGTGATCGTTTGCAGGGTCGCTGTTAGATCGTCAAGCGCTTCGTTGAAAAGGTCGGTGTATGCAACGGGCATTATGCGACAGCTGGGCGATCTATGCCCAATAGTTGTTTAATCATTGGGCTAAGGCCCATGCTTCCACCCGACGCCAAACCGTCAAACCCGGCAAAGTCTGTTACCGCGCCACGCTGACGGTACAAAAAGCCTGCGTAAGCAATCGTTCCCAAAAGAACCGAAGCATTAGGCACCGTTGTAAGGCTTTCATTGCGATAACCCGCTTCGGCCCTACGCCTATAGCAAAACTCATTCGAAGCCTGCCGGCATTGCGTAATAAAAGTTTGGTCGGCAGCTGTCGCTGTTCCTATTCCTAACCAATCCTCAATTTGTGCGTCGGTTGTTACCCAAGTGCAAACGGGGGTTGTTGTCAACGTGCCAGTAGCGGCAACAATGTTTACGTTTGCAGCTGTCTTGGCAACAAGCACTTGGTTGGCAATTGGGGTTTCAATGTCGTATTGAAAAAACCCTTGTTCGTCTACGCCAGTAAAATAGTACTGGGGCAACTCTCTAACGGTGTAAGTACCGTTAAAGGTCGCGTCAACCCCTGCAATAGTTACAGACTGACCAACCTCTAAAGGGTCGGCGTTAGTGACTAATACAACAACCGCGTAATTGTCGGTTAAGTATTTTTGTTGGACCGAATAGACGGCCATAACGGCCTACCTTTCGGTTATCAGACGAACTTAACGAACTTGGTCGCGTCGGCCATGAAAGCGGCAGCGTATCCACGGAAAGCAATTGTGCGTCCCATAGTTGCCGGTACTTCAACGCTGATCGCGCCCTTCTGCTGTTCGTAGAATTCGAAACCAGCTGCAGGACCTGCAGCGTGGCCCATGAATGAGCCCGGCGCGTTTTTGTCAACTACCAACACCAACCCAAGAGGGTTGCCGTTCCATGACGTTGCAGACGAATTACCGGCAGCGTTTTGACCCATAAGGTTAGGTGCACCAACAAACGGAAATACTGGACGGTTTTGGTCGTCCGTGCTGCTTGCGAGAGCCGCCCAACTGGCAGGCGTGACCACCATGTGCGTAGGCAAATAGTTTGACGTTGCCGAAATTTGACGGGCACCGTCGTAGATCGCTGCAACCCAATCGGCGCCAACTGCGGTGTCTGCAACTGAAGCTGTCTGCACAATTGCTGCATGGCATGTGTCAACCGCGTAGTTGTCGGTTGCTTGACCGTAGGCAATTGCCAACTGGTTAAGAATAATGTCAATGCTTGAAGGGTCTGACCAGTCAAGGTCCTGTTCGGACACGGTGACGTATGTTCCAAAACTTAATTTGGAAATATCAGAATTTGAAACGCTGACAGTTGACGCGTTGAGATCGTCAAATTGTGCGGCCTGTTGTGTGACAACTGGGCGTGTAACAATTTTTGGACGGCGGAACGTGGCGCCTGCGGTTGGCATTGCCCTTGTCCCAATTGCACTGACAAACGGCCTGATTGGGTTTAGCGAATCGTAGACACTGCCGGTGATGATTTCTGGCAAAATTCCTGGCGTGCTTTCGGTGTTAATGAAAGGTGCAACGCCCGGCGCTGCTTCAATTCGAGCTGCTGCAATGTTTGCGTTCATCTGTGCAAAATCTGCACCGCCGCGCACATAACTTGCAATGTATTCCGACGTTGAAGGCAAGCGCAATTTTCGTGGCTGTGCGTAAATGGTTTGAACTGTTGAAGCCTCAACAACTGCAGGGGTTTCTACTGGGTTGGTCATTTCGGTTGTTTCCTTTTCTGTGTCCTGATCTTTATTTAACTCTATTTCGGGGTCGTTTTGGTGGATACTGGCGGCGACGCGCTCGACCTTGGCGGCTTCAAATGCGCCATATGGCAAAAGGCTTAGTTCCTGCCATTCTGCTTTGGTAACAATCATGGTGCCGGCTTCGTCAAAACTAAATTCCACTGGGATTGCGCCAACGCTAAGGCTGTCTAAAACGCCGTCCATGGCAAGCTGCAAGCTCTCATTTCCAAGCGCGGTTTCGCTAATTTTGGCTTCAAACATTACGTAGTTGCCGACTTCCTCGCGGGCCGTTACAACGCCAATTGGTTGTGTGCTGTCGTGGTACAAATACATTTTCGGCTTTTTGCCTTCCAACGGCAACGAGCCTTTTTCAAAGCGGACCTTTTGGCCGTCGCTTACTACAGCGTCAACGCCGTATTCGAGGGCGACGCCGGCAAGGGTTCTACGTGGCAGCGCGTCGCCTTGCGCGGCGTCAATCTTTAATTCTTGTGGGGTCAACCTAAGCATTTGCTTGCCTCATTTCCTCTGGCGTTTCCTGTACTTCAACGTTTGTGTTGTATTCGTTGGCTAAATAACTTTCAATGTCAAACATTACCCCGGTGCCCCTTGGCAAGACGTTATCCGCGCTAAGTGTTTCTTGTATGCAATCTATGTACGGTTTTACGCCGAACGTGTACAAGTCGCGTGACGCTTCGCTAGACGAAACGTAACTGTAATTTCCAATGCTCACGGAAACGAGGTACGCGGGGACGTTGGCGATACGGGCGATTTCTTTACTTTGGTATTCGGCGGCGTCAATTAAAAGCATTTTGTCGGGTGTTGCCATGTTTGGGATTACTTCAACAAATTCGTTTACCGCACTTGTGGCCGAAGCAAAACGAGCTTCGTCATAGGCAGCGGCTAAATCCCGCAATTCTTGGGGGCTCATGGGCTCTCCGCCAACTTGACGCAAAGTAACTGCAGGTTGAAGGCTTGACGCATTGCGATTGCGCGCTTGTTCAAGTTTTAGCGCGGTATCTACTGACGTTGCACCGGTGTAAATAAGTCCTTGAATTGGGCTTAAAAACTGTACGCAATCTTCCCAACGAACTGGCAAACCTTGAAACAAAATTTGTTTTGAAGGACCAAACCAAACGCCTGTGCCTTGTGCCTGATCTTGTGTCGTGACCATTGCGGCGGGTAGACGTGTAAAACCGCTTGGGTATCCGTCTGCCGTGCGATCAGTTATATACCAAAATGCGCGGCCGT